CGCCTAATCCAATGCTTTCCAATCGCGTTAATGTTAGAATATCCGATGTTATCAAACGGAAGAGAGTTTATATTGTTAATGCCATTGATTCCGGTGTCCGTGGTTCCGTCTTCTTCCCATGCATCTCTCTCTACTGTAAACTTAACAAAGAATCTATCTGTAATTCTATTATCGGGAGGTGGATAGAGTGTAAGCTTATTATTTATAATTTCGTAAGAATAGTGTGACACTCTTGTATAGATGTGATCCTCGTAAGCCATAGCCTGCATCTTGTTCTGCCATGCAGGAATAATCTCAAATGTAGAGTCATCTGCAAACTGGCCATAAGTAGCCATGTTGCCAATAACATTGATGCCTCCATAGTATCCAAAGAATCTCCACATCGCTGCTGGAGTCTTATAGTAGACTCTTGTGATGCGTACTTTCTTATCTCCTACAAGGCCGCTGAAATCCACAGCGTTACCCGTACCAGAGTCTAGTCCTGTATCTGAAGCGCCAGAGATAATGTTTTGCAGATCGTATGTTGGTTGACCTTGCACCGTATTGAAAGAAGCAGAATACTCTGTTAGATTGCCACCAAAACCAGCGTACTCTGCTACGCCTTCACCAATCTTTCTAGCGTAATCAAAACGGAATCTAGGGTACTTTAAGTTTATCTTCGATCCGTAGCTTGCACTAGCATCACCACCCGTCATTTGACCTTCGTGATCGAATGAAGCAGTGGCTTGGCCCAATACACTTGGGAGAGTATTCTTTGACTGATGTAGGTTAATGTGATATGAGTATTCTAAAACTGCTTCTTCATAAGCAGAATACACATTTGCCGTAGTTAGCTCAATATCTAGGACATCGCCACCAAGCTTCTTATAAACATAAGCTACTTGATCTGCAGCACCTGATACAAAGTTTTCATCATATAGGTCTCCTCCCGTTGTGTACAAGCCAATTGGATAATTCGTAGAATTACCTGCACCATCTGCTGTTGTGATGGTACTGCCTGTAGACGGAAGGATCACCTTACTAGAGGTGCTAGCGGGTGTCAGATTGGGAAGTGCCATAGAGAGGTTCTCCTAATACATAGTAATTAGTTTGATTATGCTAAAACCCCACATAGCTACAATTATTCTGGCTGTTCAACGCTCACAGTCTTTTTGGGGGCTGCCGTCTTGCGCGGCTTACGCTTGGCTCTTGGCTTACGCTTAGGCGCTGGCTTGGGTGGCTCTTCAGCAACTGGCTCTGGAACTACTGCTGGAACTGGAGCTTCAACAATCTCCTCCTCTTGTAGCAGTGGAGCAGTAACCTCCTCCAACACCTCTGCTGTCGTCTGGGCCTCTTGCTCTTGTGGCAACCCTCTCTTAGAAGCAATTCTCTGTCGTACCGTAGCGTATTTTGTGGCATACTTTGCCATAGTCAAACGTTTCTTTCTCTTGCCCATAATAACTCCTTTTGGACTTAAAAACTATAATCAGTTAGTAAAGTTATACGTACCAGAGATGTGGCCTTCACCAACCCAGCTGTAAGTTCCTCCGATATTATGGGCTGTGAGGCGCACAACGCCCATACTACCTTGGCTTGATGTCATGTGGATGCCATAGGACTGGAAAGGACATTCATCAGACTTTACATTACTGTCTGCTCCACCGTCATTGTAGAGGAAAAGGCCGCCGACAATGTTGTTGGAGCCAGTGATAGAGACTGTCTGTGTCATGGATGGAGCGGAAAAGATTTCAAAATAAGCTCCATCGCCTGCCTCTGGCAAGGTTAGCGTAATTGCGCTTGAACCACTGCACACGTAAGACTCTCCAGACTCTGATTGGGTCAGTGTCTTGTCTGCTGTTACATTCTCGACTCTCTTCCTAGAAGCTACTCTAGCTACTCTTGCTGAACGTGCCATTTGTTTTTCTCCATGATAAAACGTTACAGTATAAATAGTATTTAACTTGCCTAAAAGCAAAAAACCCCCAACCGGATGGAAAGGGGCTTAGAAGATTAAAAGCTATTTCTTACTGGTCGCCAAACGCTAGTGTTCCGCCTGTTGCTCTACCAGTACATAGCCATTTAGTGCCGTCGCTGTAGCACTCAAGATAAGAACCAGCTGTACAGCCAGCGCCAAAGGTTACTTTATCTTTATTGGCAGCTGATTGACTTAAGGCATCAATCTCGCCCGTGGCAGACTCTTGAACTAAATATCCATCCATTCTAAGGTTTGCCTCACTAGCATTAATAATCACAGATTTACCGCCACCGACGACGACACTGATCATAAACTTGAAATAAGCTCCATCTTGCACTGCCGGTAATGTAATGACAACATCGTTTGTTGCATCAATAAAATAAAGCTCACCAGTCTCAGCAGCTTGGATTGTTTTCGTAGCATCAGCAGACGATGCATCGATTGTCTCAACTCTCTGGCGGCTTGCAACTCTAGCCGATCTTGCAACTCTTGACATATTAATATCTCCTTTTAATTACAATAATAGGCTTACCGCCTCTCTATCACTTATAAATAGTATGTTGCAAAAGTAAAAGAAAAAAAAGCCCTGCCTTTTTAGGGGCAGGGCTTAAGTCCTCAAGGACTAGTAGCTATCAGCTACCAGACTCACCGAGGAGGCCACGACAGACGACAAGACCGTACATGTCAGGACGTACCATCTTCTTGGCGTAGCGTGTCATCACGCCCTTGCGAGGTACGAAGTCCTCGACACCGAAGATAGTTGGCGTCACCTGGAGCGGTACGTATGGAGCGTACACGTAGCCAGACTCAAGGAAGCTGGAGCCCTTGCGACCAACGAGGATGAGGTTACGTGGGAAGTAAGGATCGACGTAAACGTCGAACTTCTTCGAAACGGAACCAACGTTGACAGCGCCAACAGTGCCACGGTCAGCATCAGCGGTAACGCTTGCGCGGAAGCCGGATGTGAACTCAAGGATGTTAGCAACCTCTGGAGACGTAACGAGGAAGTTTGCACCGCCACGTAGCGTCTTACGATGGATCTGAGCGGACACATCGTTGATGGTCTCGATGAGCGTCTCGTACCACTCGGAAACCGTACCAGTGAAGTCAGGAGCAGCCGCAGTAGCGCCAAGCTCAAGACCCGTGGAACGATCCACGAAGAGGCCAGGCGAACGGCTCCAGTAGTACGTACCAGCGGTAGCACCCTGGATAAGATCGTTTACGATCTCACGGTCGATCTCAAGAGCAATCTGCTCGGAGAGGATGCTTGTAAGCTCAACCTCTGCATCCAAGTTGTGGAATGCGTTGAGGTCCTGACCAAGCTCTGGGGACCACTTGGCCTTGAGCTTCTTAGTCACGGCTGTGACGCTCACAGAATCGACCTTGATATCGATCTCTGGGATCTGATCCTTACCAGCGCCACCCTCTCCTGATACGTTAGTTGCAAGCTCAAGTGGGAAGTTGCTTCCCTCGATAGCACCAGCTGCTGCACCAGCAGTTGTAAACGTATCGGCAACTGGGTACCCAACAACGCCGAATGCATCGCCAACCGCAAAAGCATTTGTACCGGCAACGTGTGTAATTGCCGTACCTGCTGTATTGGCAAAGACAAATCTCAGCGTATCAGAATCAACCTTCTGCGTCAAGCGTCTTACAAGCTGCGTACTTGCAGGCATTGTAGAGGCAGCAGCACCGTCATCAATTGTCAAGATAGCGGTCCCGTCTCCTGCTTCAATAGCGGTTAGAAGGTCTAGGTTGAGGTCCGACATCTTAGCAAAGTCAGTGTCAAAAACTGCAACAGTCCAGGTTGTCTGCGCAAGAAGATCTGGGTCGAAACGAAGAATCTTCTTTTCCGCCTCAGTAAGAGCGCTCACCAACTTAGAAGCAATTTGAATTGTCTCAATAACAAGACCACCGTTTGTGGCATCGTCAGCGTCAGTGCCAGACGTGACAACAGAGCCTGTTGGCGAAGAATAGGCATTTGCCATGTTGTAGAAGCCGCCGCCCTCTTCAGTAATCTCTGTCACACCACCAGTAAGCTGGCTACCAACAACACCACCACCATAAATTGAATCTGGCGTAGTGCCGTCAATACCAAGACGGTCGTTGGAGTACGTAAAGTCGAGGAAGAAGATGAGACCTGCCGGGAGGCTCATCGGCTGAACGCTAACGAGGTCGTTGGCCAAAAGACCACCGAACACGCGACGAACAATTGGGAATGCAACAGCAGCGAAGCCCTCAACATCGCCAGCTGCCATGGTGGAGACCTCACGAAGAAGCTCCTTAGCCTGGTTCTCAAGTAGACGTGACATGCTAGCACGATCACGATCATCGGAGATACCCTCAAGGAGACCCGTGGCCTCCCACTTGGACTGAAGTGCCGCGCCTTCCTTTGCAAGATCGCGGTCAACAATGCCCTCTGTTAACTTCTGTAGTATAGACATGATTAAAATCCTCCTAAAATTTATCTATCTTTAATTCCTGCCAAGAGTTTCATTCTATCTGAGAACAGATTTGAATTGGACTCTTGAATCTTTCTTCTCGGCAACATAGATGAAGGTCTTGATACAGCCTCACTCAGTGATTGCGGACCACTCTTACGAGAAGTTCCCACTGCGTTTTGAAGTGTTTCATACAACACCTTCGCCTCATTTACCGAACCTGCATTAGAGAGAGCTTCGACAATCGTTTCCTTTTGTCGCTCATTCAGGGAGGACTTTCTCAACACGCGGTTCGTATAAAGTAGTTTAGCGTTAGCAAGGTTAACCTCATCCAGCCTCTCTTTCAGAGCTTCTACGGCCTCCTTCAACTTAGCGTTGACGGACTGATGCTTCTGGAGGGCTTCCTGTAGGGTCTTGCCAACCTTTAAAAGTTCATCTCTTTCTTCTTTGTACTCGTCGGACTGTGCCATAGCGGCTGCAAGCTCTTCATTGTGCTGCATGACAGACTCTGGTGTGCCTGCCCAACCGCTCTTTGCTGGCATTAG